TTCGTCATCATACTGATGTTTCCAGTCGTGACTTTATTAAAACTCTCCAGAACGAGTATGGGCTGAACGGTTACGCGCGTTATATCAAAGTGCTGGAGCTGGTGGCCGGACGTATGACAGAGGCTGACCAGTGTGATTTAACACTGACCTGGGCAGAGTGGGAACAGAAATTAGCGGGCAAACGTCGTCAGCTTCAAATGTTCTTTGAATTCTGTCATGAAAGGGGCGTCTTCATCATTGAAGTAACTGGGCAGCATTTAAAAACAAAATGTCCAGAGCTGTTGAATTTGCGAGATTTTCATACAAAAAACTTGCAAGCAGCTGGTAAGAAAACTCCAAGTTTAGCCCCTCAAACATCAGAAAATACCAATCAACTCTTCACCAGTGCTGATGAATGGGCGCAATGGTGTACTGGTGAACTGTCGTACACAGAACGAAAAGTTAATTCGGCAGAAAATCAGCGTCAGTTTCGGTTGTGGGTTGCGTCCAATGTGACAACGGATGAAGTCTGCCAAGCGGTAGATATCGCCATCAGTGCAGGAACCGGCATTGAAGCGACAGATTTACACAAGCTGGTGGCTCAGATCCGCAAGCAGAAGTTAGAGGAAGCCAAGCAATGCTGATTATCGGGCTGGTGGGCGGAACCCCTGAAACACGGATTGAAATCACCACTGAGGTGATGGAGCTGGCTCCAAGTCGGATCTGTTGTTACATGATGACAGCTCCGGAAAGCGGCATGGAGCGAGTAAAGGCACTTGATTCGATTGTTTGTGATCTGGACCCGAGAAGCCGAAACGACACAATGATTCTGACTCATGTTCAGACACCGGAAGAGGTTGAGCTAATTCGGAGTATTGAGGGTTTTATCTGGCATGTAGACGGTAGACCGTCTGATGTTATCGCAGCAGAAAAAGGTGATCTATGGGTTTCCTCTAATTCGTCAGGCGGTATCTGGATGACACCAGAAGAGGCTTACTCTGAATCCACTATGACGGCTTTGAGGTGTGCAGTATGAACGGAAGAACACCCAACAAAGCTGAGCGGCTCTACATCCAAACAACGTTACATCATGTGGGGTGCATTGCCTGTGTGCTGGATGGTCGGGAAATTGAAAATTCTGAACTGTGGACTGAGTTTCATCATAACCCTGATTTTGGTTCTGTTAAGCCTGATTGCCACTTTCATGGTTTCGGTTTGTGTGTGGTTCATCATCGAGGCCGGTCAATGGCTGGTGTCGCCATTCCTCAAGAAATAGCGATTCGTCATCCTGATTTGTCCGGCAATCGTCCGTCATTCCGTGAGCAGTATGGATCTGATTCTGAATTGTGTCTGATGAACTGGTCTCTGTTGTCTTGTGCTGTTCGATCAGAAATCGGTGAAAACCCTGTTTGGCATCTGGAGCCCTTAAACCGTGCGTAGAGTTTCACACAACATTCGGCAGAAACGGGCAGGCAAGTACAACAACAAGCCTACGGAAGTGGACGGAATCAAGTTCCATTCACAGAAAGAAGCCCGTTATTACTCTGACCTGAAGATCAGGGTTCGCCTGGGCGAAGTGGAAATGTTTCTGATGCAGGTTCCTTTTCATCTGCCTGGGGGTGTGAAGTACGTGGCTGATTTTCTGGAATTCCGGTCAGATGAAACCGTTGTGGTCATTGACGTGAAGGGCGTTAGAACTGATCAGTACAAGACTAAGAAAAAGCTGGTGGAGTTTTATTACCCCGTCACTGTGGTGGAGGCTTAACCCTATGGCCAGCCTGAAAAACCTTGATCTGTTGCTGGAAGCCTGGGCGCGTTGGTGTGTGACTGGTGAAGGTGGTTTTGGGGCTGGTTCTGTTCTTGGTCGTTTGATTGATTTTAAAGGGAATGAAGCTCTGATGTATGGCGCTGGTGGCGGTAAGGCTCCGGCGGATGAAATTGAAGCCCGCGTTGAAGCGGCAGTGATGGCTTTGGCGGCCAGTGATAAGAAAGCGGCTGAGGTGATTAGGGCTGAATACGGTGTTGGCTGGTTTGCAGATGATGAGACTGAGCGTCTTGGACAGATCGGCAAGGCTCACAGGCTGGCTGTGAGTATCAGGACTTACCACCGTAAATTGAAGAAAGCGAAAGAACACGTCTTGGAAGCATTAACAGGAACACGTCATGTCTAAACAACAAAAGAAAACAAACAGTCTGACCAGTGAAGCCCTTGCTGACCAAGTGAAAGATTTTTTAGAGGCTGGTGGAGTGGTCACGGTTGTGAGTTCCAATCTTGATTCTGTAGCGCCGTCTACTCCGGTTCGCTGCGCGTCTCGTCCTAAGCAATTTTACCTGAAGGAGCACCAAGGCAATGGCTAAGTACAACAATTACATTGAGACAGGTAAGGCTAGCGGCACGTTTAAAACGCTGGAAATTAAACGTGCTCATAACGCCTTTAACAACCTGATGGTAAATAACTCACATAGGGTTAAGTCTGCTGTTGATCCAAAGAAATTGATTGATAGCCGAATTGCTCTGATCAAAGCCCATATGAAGGTTATGAGTAATCCCGATGACACTGCCCGGGCAGAGCACACTATTCAGCAGCTCAAGGAAGAAAAGGAGCAGTTGGCATGATTACCGTAAAACCGGCTGATGATGTGACTGAACAGTATTGGTCATCCCGTAAATACAAGAAGTGGGGTGTTCGGCTGGAGGGTCATTGCATGAGACAAGGCAAGGTGTCCGAGGTTAAGTATGTGCGCGCCCAGACTCCGGCTGGTGCTGCTTTGATTGCTGAGTCTGCCTGTACGTTCCCGGTTGAAATTGATTATGTCCAGCTAGCATCCCCTCAAGAACTGGGTGCGGTGAATACTCTGGAGGGTGTTGGTTATGCCTGAACGGAAAGAACCTGTGTGCTTTGGTTGTGGATGCGACTGCGACGAAGTGAAAGGTCTGGTTAAGCGAGAAGGCCGCTGGTGGTGTGCTGACTGCTGGGCGGATTACAACGATCCGAGCATTGATGTAGAGCAGGCAGAAGAAGACCGTCGTCAAAGAATTATTGATCAGCTGGAGCGTATGGAATGACTTTGATTCAACGGTACATGAAAGCAACTCCTTATGTACTTGGAGCGTCTATTGGGTTCTTTTTATTTCCGAGTTTGATGTCAGGGAATTTTGTTATTGCGCTGCTTTGGTTGCCTCTGTTCAAAGATCTGTGGGAGAGGATCTGATTATGGATGCCCGGGAACGCTGGAAGAAAGGTTTTGAACTGGCCCGCATTCTCTTACAGAAAGGTCATCCGGAAAGACTAATTGAAGCCCGTATTCACCAGATGGGCAGTAACGCCAGAGCTATCAATATCGCAACCCGCTACGTTCCGCCAATGATGTCAACTCGGGAGCGGTATTTGTGGGAAAAGTGTATGCCGTTTTAGTAAGGGGATTGGTTATGTTTAACAGCAAAGCAAAGCGGATTAAGCAGTTAGAGAGCGAGGTTTTTAATCTTCAGCGCACTGTTGATTATCAGAGTGGTGTCATCGCCATCCAGAAAGCTGAGCTATCCAGAAAGACGATTGAGTTCTTTAAAGACAAGATCAGCACGGATTCCGGCTGTAATGGCTGTCAGTCCTGTTCCTGTTCTGAGATTGAGGAAGACTTTAAAGCTGGTGGAAGTTGCTAGGTGTTCCCATGAATGAAGCAGAACAGAAAGAGAAACAACGGGCAGACGCCAGAGAAAGAAAGCGCAGAGAGCGTGAACGGAAAAAAGCCCACAAGAAAGCCTGTGGCGCGCATAGCATCAGCTTTGAATTGTATCGTGGCACTCGTAAGTGTCTTGATGAATTAATGGAAGCTGGTGGATTTGATGAGCGAAGCGAGCTTTTAACCCTTCTGCTTCATGGTGTTCATCGTGAAATGAAGCACGACAAGTCCAAGTTTCTGGATCTTGTCAGTATTGAAAAGGTTAATGCTGGGTCTTCTGTTAAGCGTGACAAGTCACGGTTTGAAGATTCTAAAGAGTGTGACGGGTCACAGTGAGTGTAATTAAACAGTTTGTGGAAGTGAGTTCCTGTTATCTGACTGGGGCTCCAGAGGAGGCAGCGATGTTGAAGGCAAATGTAGAAGGCAATGACTTGATTATCCGTGTAAACCGGGAGTATCTGAAAAATAGTACTGAATGCGCCCTGACGACTGGTACTGAAAAAACTGTGATGGATGAAGAAGCCATGATGGCGTACTTCGCTCAAGTGCTGACCAGAGATAATGATGACAGCCCGTTTAACTGTTGTCTGGATCAAATCGCTGACGAAGCCTATGAAGCTGGTGAACACTGGCTGGTTTCTGATTATGAGCTTCAACATTCTTCCTGAAGGAGTACTGGCAATGTGTAATCCATCGAAAGAATGCTGCGGCAAGTGCCAGAAAAAACAGGCACTGGATCAGGTGAAAGAAGCGGTCAGTCGTTACAGCTATCCGGGACAGAGTGAACCTACCAGTGATGATGTTCAGGTGATGGCCAAGTACATCAAGACAGTGTGGTCCCGGATCGGAGAACTTGAAGAGGGGTTGAAGCTCGCTCTGGAGGATCTTCCAGATGAAGGTTTGGTGATGGGTGACCACAAGAAAGCGCTTTTGAATTCGATCAAGTATCTGAAGTTTGTTGAGTCTGGTTTGGCTTCTGAAGGTCAGGCTGGTGGTTCGGCGCTAACGGTGCATTAAGTAAGGGAAATAGAATGCTAGTACAAAGAATTAAACAAGAACATCAAGCAGGTTCATCAACGGTCATTGATTGTTTAGCCAAAGGGGCTGAAGCTTCTGGCTTTAATGTGGCGATTATTGTTCCCCGAAATGTCGATGTAAATCACTGGAAAATAAAAAAAGGCTTTCATGACTGTAATGTTATGAGTGCTCATCATGCGTTTGTTCACGGCACTATCCGGATGCGGAGTTATGATTTTATTCTTCTGGATGAATGTCATCGTATGGGTATGGAGGTTGATCCTGTCCAGATCCTTGAAGAGCTGTATGAAAAATCGGGAGAGCGGGTAACTATTATCGGGACGTACTGCATAGATAAAAACAAGGGTATGTAATTCGGGGTTAAGAGTGGTGAGTAAGTATGTTTCAGAGATAATCTACTCGATTAGGAATGAACCTGAAGCTTGGAAACCTACGAGGGGTATCTTTAGGTTGGACGGGATACAAAAAAACAATATTTCAGTAAGAGGACATGGCAACTCAAGATATCTTTCAGTAATAGATATTTTCGTAGATGGCTTAGAGGTGAAGTGTACTTATTTTGACAAATGGAATTTAGAGATTGCTGTTTGCTGGTGGTTTAAGAACTGCAGTGTTGATCAAATTACATAGTTGATTTAGGTATGATGTGGCAGGAAGGGGATAATTAAATGCTTGGCTATGTATCTGTTAAAGAGGCGAAGAAATACGGATGCACACATCATGGTAGTTACTACGGAATACCCGTCTGGCTGGATATTCTTGATCAGGGCTCCTTGGTCATGATGGCCAAGTGGAGTCCGATGGATTATGCCATTGATTGTGTTTCGGTTCTAGAGGGAATCATCAGGCCGTTGAGGTTTCCGGATGAACCCAACTGTTTTCAGGTTAAGGTCTTGCGGGAAATTTAGGGGGCAGGTTCATCCCTCCCCCTTACCCTTAAAAGGTAAATTACTATTAAAGGGATTTTGACCTATTTCAACCCCACCAAGCGGCGCTTAGTTATCTAATTTCTGTTTACAGTGTCAACAAAAAAGCACCGTTTACACTGTAAACAAGAGGGGCAATTTCCCGTTTACACTGTCAACAAGATCCCGTTTACAGTGTAAACAAAAGACCAATCCTGTAAACAAAACCCTGTTTACACTGTCAACAGATGGCTAATCCTGTAAACAATAGGCCGTTTACACTGCAAACAGAGCGACAGAAATAGATAATCTAGATAACGAAAAGTTATCAATATCACAAAAAGTTGTAAAAGTTGGCGGTTTAGTTTAGCCTTTTATGTAATGTGGGATTCGTTCGATTGGTTGTCCTGCTTTGAAATATGCTTCCTTTTAACCCGGTTCTTCCCGGGTTTTTTTATGGCTGGTGGTTTTTGTGATTGAGTTTGATCTAACTATCAATATTCCGCTCATTGTTATGCTGGCTGGAATTCTTGCAAGCTCTGTACGTCAGTCAACAAGATTTCAGGTGATCATTGAATATTTGAAGGCAGGACAATCAGAAAACAAAGGGCGTATTAACAAACATGATAAGCGCCTTGCCGATCATGACCGGCGTCTTGATCGTCATGAAAGTCGGCTGGATCAGTTAGATAAAAAGGTTCCTGATAATGAGTAGTTTTAAACAGGCAATGGCTGACGTCTTTAAATGGGAAGGCGGCTATGTAAATCATGTTGCTGATACTGGTGGTGCGACCAATTACGGTATCAGTATCCGGTTTCTGAAATCCCTCCCGCTGTCCTGTGGTGATATCACTGGTGATGGCCATGTCACCGAAGCTGATATTCAGGCTCTGACTCATGAGGGCGCTGAGCGTCTGTATAAAAAGTACTTCTGGGATTATTACCGTCTGGGTGAAATCCAGAATCAAGCAGTGGCTACAAAGCTGCTTAATGCTTTTGTGAATATGCGCGGAAAAACAGCGGCGTTAATTGCTCAGAAATCGGCAAATGATTTAAAGCATACTCTGACAGAAGATGGGGTAATGGGTTCTAAAAGCATTGCTGCTATTAACCAGCATAATCCGGCGCATATGCTTGACTGTATCAAGTGGCGGATGTGGGAAGTTTATCAAGCCATTGAGCGGAATGACCCATCCCAAAGTGTATTTATGAAAGGCTGGCAGAACCGAGCCTTTTCTGACGTGTGAGTGCCTGGCTTCTCCCCGAAGTCATTTGCGGCTGACCCATTTCCTCCTCCTTTGGTCAGCCGCTTTTTTATTCCCGGAGTGTTCTGATGTTTATCAAAATTGAATGTTCATCTGTCGCATTTGCAGAATGGGGCAGGCGAGCAGCCGTAAAACTTCAGCCTTCTGTTTCTGCGGTAATTCGTCTGGGGTCAGCTCTGATTCTTGATGTCATGACAGATAAAGGAAGCTGTGTTGGTCGCATCCTGTCTGCCAGTAATGGCGAACGGGTTGCCCCATCCAGTGACGATATCAACGAACTAAAAAAATTCTGGTCACATAAATACTGAGGTCATTATGGCTGCATTGACGGTAATTAGTTTGGCGATGGGTATCGCTGAGTTGATAGGCCCCAAGGTTGTTGGTTTGTTTGCTGGCGATAAAGGTGAACAGGTTGCAGAACAGGTAATCAGTATTGCTCAGGGCGTTACTAACGAACCCGATCCGGTGACCTCCCTCGCCATGCTCAGAGGTGAACCCGAACTGGCGGCACAGTTTCAGCTGGCTTTGTTACAGCAAGAGTCTTCCTTGGTGGCAATGGCTTATGAAGATCGAGCAGATGCACGACAGATGTATCTGGGATCTGAAGCCAAGACGGCAGACCGGATCAGTCAGCAGGTTATGTCCTGGAATGTCTGGTTTGTGTTGGCATTGGTGGTCATCAATGCCGGGGCTGTCTTCTTATTAACTGATGTTACGCACCTTAAACGAAGGAATCAGGGCTACAGAGCAATGACCTCGTTCGGAAATCTTGATGATTCGTAGAGGGTGCGTAACTCCAGTTATTAAAAGAAGAGGCTGCGGTTCTGGCCACAGTCAGCAATATTCTGGGGATTGTTATCAAGTCTCTGCTTGATGAGCGCAAGGATGTAACCGGATTTTATCTGGGCGGTTCGCTGGATGGTCGTGAAGCGTCCAGCGATTTAAGGAATAAGGCTTAAAAGGTCGTGCGGCGTAGCTGGTGAATGGATGGGCTAATAATCCGAAAGACCGGTTGGTGTAGGTCCCCGCCTATGCATTTGCACGCGGGGATTTTTTTTCATCAAAGAGAATTGATTATGAGTGAACGCAAAACAGAAGGCTCTGTCTGCTGTGAGTCCAGACCAGAAACAGAAGGCGAGTATCGTGTGGGTGTTTCATTTAATCCTGGTGGAAACGCAGACGTTGACCTGATTAAGCGGATGGCTGCCAATCTTATTGACGCTGTTGGCGCAGCTGGTAAGGATCATCGGTGTACTGCAATAGCTCAAACAGCTTTTGAAGAGGGAGCAATGTGGGCGGTCAAGTCTGTGACGAAGCCGAAGAGACATTGATTGTGAAGCCTTGCGCCGCAAGGGCTCTAGGTTCTTCTGACCCTAAAATGCCGTAATACGGTCGTCAGGCTCGCGGGGTTTGCGTGTTTTTCAGTTTTCAAAAAAGGGTGTCGCATGTCGCATGTTTTCAGCAACCAGTGCCCGAATCACAAGGGCTGCAAGTGCGACACGGTACGACACATGGTCGTTTTTTGACTCAGAATCGAGTCGTTAGGGTGTCGCATCATTTGGTGTCGTGGATAGTCGATTATGGCGAAGCTGGTTACTAAGGACGAATTCGCTGAAACCGTTGATATATCTGCGCGCACAGTCGAACGCTGGATGAAGAAAGGGTTGCCCACAGAGACCCCGGCAAGTACCGACAAAGGGCGACATCAGGTTCTTATTCCTTTGGCTCTGGGTGTCCAGTGGGCGACACACAAAGGTCTTTTGAAATCTCCATTCGTTTCTGTTGGCTCTGATGACGGTGAGGAAACCACATTTGAGCAAGAAGAGCTGATGAAACTCCGGGCAGAACGGAAACTGAAAGAGCATGAAGAACAGCTTAAGGCTCTGGAGCTTGGAGAAAAAGACGGGCGGCTGATTGATCTCCATGACACTGAAATGATACTGGCTGAATCAATGACACAACTGTCCATGATTATCAGGCCGGTAGGGCGGAAGGTTATTCCGAAAGTGAAGACTGCCCGCAATGAAGCGGAAGGCTTATCAATCTGGGACGATGAAGTCACCAGAGCCTTCACAGTAGCTGCTGAAATGTTGAGACAGGTTGGTATTGATGGACATTCGGCATCAGAAGCTTCTGAACCTGGCGGCGAAGATTCTTGAACCGCCTCCGCGTCGAGCAAGTTGGGCATGGGCTGATGCTAAAAGAGTACTTCCCCCTGGTAGCCCTGAGCCCGGACGATGGAATACTAATCGTGCTCCGTGGGTAAAAGGCATAACCGAATCTGTCAGAGACCCGCTTTATTCATCCGTCATTGCTGTAATGGGCGCGCAAATGTCCAAGACAGACGGTGTTCTTTTGAACTCTGTCGGCTGGCGAATGGATGACGATCCGGGACCAGTTCTCTACATCGGGCCTACACGAAAAAACGTTGAATCTATTTCCAAGGATCGCTTTTCAAAGCTGATCAAGTCAGTGCCGACTCTTGATGAGGCGCTGGCGAAGGGCAAGAAAGAAACCATTAACGAAAAATTCATAAACGGTCAGCGAATCGGTTTCGGCTGGGCTGGATCTGCTACTGAGTTGGCGTCTCATCCAAGCCGCGATGTGTTCATTGATGAGCGTGATCGTATGGGTAATGACGTTGGTGGTGAAGGTGATCCGGTGTCACTGGCTGAAGCGCGTATCAGTAATTACATGGACGGGAATGTCACTGTTGTATCAACCCCAACAACCGGAACTGTGGATGTGGAGAGTGATAATAATCTGGATCGCTGGAAGGTAGGCGGCAAAGACGATATTCATTCTCCAATCTGGAAATTATGGCAAGAAGGAACCCGGCATGAATGGGCGTGGCCATGTCCTCATGACAAGTGTCACAAATATTTTATTCCCCGATTTAAAAACCTGTTTATTCCGGATGAAGCAACGCCACAGAAGGCGCTGAAGAAAGCCTGTCTTCATTGCCCTCATTGCGGTGGTGATATTCAGGAAGAGTCTAAGGAGTGGATGAACAATCACGGGGTATTTGTTGCTCCGGGTCAGACCATTACCGGTTTCAGTGCTGGTGGTGTCGTCATCGAGCAGGGAGAGCAGGAAGCCGTTATCGGGTTTGGTATGTACCTGTCTCCAGAAGACGGGAACCCGTCTGCAACCTTCTGGGTCTCCGGTCTCTGTTCTCCGTGGCGGAGTTTCGGGCAACGGGCAAAAACCTATGTTGCCGCTTTACGCTCTGGTGAGCCTGGACGAATTCAGGCGGCAATCAATACCGGCTTTGGTGAACTCTATTCCATAGCGGGTGATGCTCCTGATTGGCAGTTGGTGGCAGAGCTGCGACGCAACTATGCCTTTGGTGATGTGCCTTCTGGCGTTCAGATGATTGTTGCCGGTGTCGATGTGCAGGGCGACAGGCTGATTTATGTGGTGCGTGGGTTTGGTTACAACTTCACATCATGGCTGATAGAGCATGGTGAAATCTGGGGTGATACCGAACATGAGGCAGTTTGGGAAGAGCTGGCCACACTGTTGAATACCCGCTATCAGGGCTTCCCTATTTCCAGAATGCTGATTGACTCCGGTTATAAACCCGGTGGTAAGAAAGCTCCGGTTCATATGGTGTACGCCTTTTGTCGTCGGTTTTATGGTTTGGCAATTCCAACCAAGGGCAGGGATACACAGGACAAGCCCTATAAATTTACTGACCTGAACGAAAAAGGACACAGCGATAAGCCCGGAAAGTTGATGCTGATCCATACCGACCATTTCAAAAGCTGGGTTCATTCCCGGATGGAGTGGCCGGTTGATCATCCCGGCGCTTGGTTCTTACCTCATGAGGCAACAGACGACTACTGCCAACAAGTAACCGCTGAAGCCCGAATGGTAACGCAAAGCGGAAAAGTGGTCTGGATGAAACTGAGAACAGACAACCACTACTTTGATGCTGAAGTACTGGCATCAGCCGCGGCTCATCTGGAACAGGTTCACCGATTACCGAAACAGGGCAGTGAAACCAGTCTGGAGCCTGTCAGCCCTCCCGATCCGGAGCAGGCTGAACAGCCAAAACCTAAACCTGAAAAGAAACCTGTTCCTGTCGCGCCAGAACCAGAGCCTGAACCCGAGCCAGAACCGGCAAGGCGAGTCAGGCGCAAGCGGCGCAGACGGGGATTTGTCAGCGAGTGTGAATTATGAATCGGAGTGAAGTCAGGCAAGAGCTGGCACAGGTTAATGCTGCTATTACCGCCATTCTGGAAGGTGGCCAGAGTGTCACTGTAAACACAGGTGGCGGCAATCGTCAGGTGGGTATGGCTGACCTGAAAACCCTGTATGCCCGGAAGGATAAATTAAACCGGATGCTGCGGGGTGGTCCCGGATTTAGGCAGGGAATTCCAGTATGAGGACACAAGGAAATAAAACCCTGGTTGTTGATCAATACGGAAATAACTTTGACAGAACAGCCCTGTCTTCATTCTCTGGAGCATCGCGCAGCAGACCAGCGTTAAAAAGCTGGAATACATCAAAGCAGGATGCTGACAGTGATATAAATCCGGAAATATCAGAACTTCGCTCCAGATCCAGAGATCTGGAACGCAACAACCCGCTGGCTCATGGAGCCATGAAAACCAAAACCACGTATGTGATTGGTACAGGGTTAAGGCCGGAACCAAGCATTGATGCGGAATTTCTGGGGCTGAGTCCTGAACGGGCTGAAAAGCTTCAGCATAAAATTCTTCGTGAATTCAATCTGGTGGCTGAAAGCGTAGAGGGAGATGCAGGCCGAAAGAAAAATTTCTACAGGAAACAGGCTGAGCTGTATCACTCCAGTAGAGTTAACGGTGATGCGTTTTTGGTGTTGCCATTCTTCAAACGGGGAAACTGGCCATATAACACAAGGTTTATGTCTGTTGAGGCTGACCGGGTATGCAATCCCAGAAACAAGCCTGACTGTGAGAATATGTCAGGAGGTTTTGAGCTTGATAGTAATGGCGCGGTTCAAGCTGTCCATATTCTGAAAACTCATCCTGGCAAGCGGTTTTTCAGCAAGAAGGAAGACTGGCAGCGGGTCAAGGTGCTGATGGTGAAAGGAACGTTCTGATTCTCAGTAATAACAATCTGAGAGCCAGTCAGACCAGAGGTATTCCGGATCTGTCTCCGGTTATCGAAGTCATTAAACAGTGTGGGCGTTACATTGATGCGGAGCTGATGGCCAGTGTAATCAGCTCCAAGTTCACGGTGTTTATCAAAAGTGATGCAGAAGACGCAGGAACGCCATTTGCTCCCGGTTCCTTTTCTAATGGTGACGCTGGTGGTTCTGAGGATTCCGGATCGAGCAATGTTCCCAGAGATTTAAGACTGGGTGACGGTCTGGTGATGGAGTTGGATGAAGGAGAGAGCATCGAGACAGCGAACCCCGGCAGGCCGAATGCTCAGTTTGATCCATTTGTGACGGCTATGTGGCGAATGATTGGTGCTGCTATTGGTGTACCGTTTGAGCTGCTGATTAAGCACTTCACAAGCAGCTATTCAGCCAGTAAAGCTGCCCTGCTTCAGTTTGGTCATTACATTTTGGTAGACCGGTCTGAAGTTGTAGTTGATGTTTGTCAGCCTTACTACGAAGCCATTATTTCTGAAGCTGTGGCGCGTGGCCGGTTGCATATGCCGGGATTCTTCAAAGACCCCATGATTAAAAAAGCCTACTGTCGTGCAATGTGGCACGGTCCGGTAATGGGGGATATTGATGAAGTGAAGGCGGCTAATGCAGCTGAGAAACGCCTGAAGATTGGTATTTCAACGCATGAGTACGAAACCCGGAAGATCATCGGGCAATCATGGGGGCAGATCAACGAACAGCGAACTATTGAAGAGCAAAGCAAATGGCGAGAGCCAGAACCAACAACCAACCCGGCTTAGTCCGGGTTTTTTATTACTGGGGGCGTGATGCCAAAACTACGAGCGTTTAACTGGCTGGCGGCTCATGCCTGGTTGCTGGATTCGCCAGTGTTGCAGGATATAGCAGCCATCGCCAGACGGGAGTTTGGTTCCGGTGAGCTGGATTTTGAAGCCCTTGAAGCCAGATCCGGAAAACAGCTGGAAAACAGTCACGATGTTGAAATTCGTGATGGTGTTGCAGTGATCCAGATCAGTGGCGTTATTTCCCGCTATGCCAATTTGTTCACTCTGATCTGTGGCGGAGCCAGTACCGGGCTTATAGCTAAAGACCTGAATATGGCTCTGGATGATCCGGAAGTAACAGCCATTGTCCTGAATATTGACTCCCCTGGAGGTGAAGCCAAGGGAATTCATGAACTTGCTGAAATGATCTACCAAGCCAGAGATCGGAAGCCCATCAAGGCTTATATCGGTGGAGCCGGAGCTTCAGCAGCTTACTGGATTGCTACCGCTGCGGATGAAGTGGTGATGGATGCCACTGCTGAAGTTGGTTCTATCGGTGTGGTAACCGGTATCCGGTTATTCAAGCCGGAAGAAGGTGAAGAGCGGTTTGAAATTGTCTCAAGCCAGTCACCAAACAAGCGTCTTGACCCTGCTTCTGATGAAGGCAAGGCAGATATTCAGAGCAAAGTTGATCAGCTGGCGGATGTCTTTATTGATCGGGTAGCCCGAAATATGGGGGTTACTTCTGATCAGGTGGCTGCGGAATTCGGGAAGGGTGGAACCCTGATCGGTGAAGCTGCTGTTTCGCGTGGAATGGCCCAGAGGCTGGGCAGTCTGGAAGGACTGATTGATGAACTATCAGGAAATACGTTAATGCCAAAAGAAAATAAACCACAGCCTCTGTTTACAGTGGCGGAAGGCGCAACCGTTCAGCAACTGGTGGCGGCGATAACTGAAGATCAGCCGGAAGTGGCTGCTGCCCTGAGTGTTGCTGGTGCTGAAGAAGCCAAGACAGCGGGTATTGAAGAAGGGCGCAAGGCTGAAACCGAGCGCGTGAAAAGTGTCTTTGAAGCTTCCCTTCCCGGTCATGAAAAGCTGGTTCAGTCACTGGCTCTTGATGGTAAAACCACTGGCGCTGAAGCAGCCTTGAAAGTGCTTCAAGCTGAGCGTATGGCAATGGGTAATTATCTGTCTGGCCGTGAAGCTGAAGCCCCAGTTGTTGATGATGTGGCCAGTGATGACACTAAGAGCAAAACCACAAAGATGAATCCCAAGGAACTGGCGAAAGCAGCTCAGGAGCTGGTAGCCAGTGAAGAAAAGGCTGGTCGCAAGCTCAGCATCGCTGATGCTGTTTCCCAAATTTCTCAGGGGGTTGAATAAGTATGATCACCAGTAATCCGACATTTATTAAAGGCTATTACGCGGAAGACGATGTTCCTGCTTTTCGGTTCGTAGCCTATGGGGCTGAAGAAGGAACCTGTAAAACAGCAGTTGCTTCAGATACCAAATTGATGGGGGTATCTGATTCATTCACAACATCTGAAGGTGATCTGGTTGATGTAATTCGTGAAGGTATCGGTGAAGTGGAATTTGCTGCTGATATTGAATACGGCGATTATCTGAAACCAGATTCTGAAGGCAAGGCTGTTAAAGCGTCAGCAGGTGACGTTTATGTGGGGCGTGCTGAAGAAAGTGGTGACGATGGCGTCATCGGGAAAATTTATCTGGAACGTGGCCAGCTGCCAGCGGCCCCTGCTGCTTAATTCGGGATTTGAATCATTATGAGTGCTAAAAGACCTTTTCCAGTCAACCCTGTGCTGGTGGCTATTGCTGTTGCTTATCGTAATACCCGCATGATTGCGGATGCTGTTTTACCAAAGATTCCTGTCGGGCTGGAGTCGTTCAAATGGTATGAATATGACAAGGCTGAACGCTTCGCTCTGCCAAATACCGAAGTTAGCCGTAAAGGCGTCACCAGTGAAGTTGAATTCAGTGCTGATGAGCGTACCGATTCCACTAAAGACTATGGTCTGGAAGACGCAATTCCCCAGACTGATATTGATAACGCCAGAGAAGGTTATGACCCGCTCAGCCATGCAGCTCAAGCTTTGACCGATCTGATTCACCTTGGTCGTGAAGTTCGTGTGGCAAAAGTTGCCTTTGATACTGCCAGTCATGGCACGGTTGAGGCTGTTGAAAACGCCATGAAGTTTGATAACAAAGATGCGGATCTGTTGTCTTACTTTCTGGAAATGCTGGATAAGCCTCTGATGCGGCCAAACACTTTGAATATTGGTCGTCGTGAATGGACACAGCTCAGAACTAACCGTTCTATTGTTGCTGCAATGCATGGAAACAGCGGTGAAAAAGGTTCTGCTACTGCCCGACAGGTGGCTGAACTGCTGGAGCTGGAAACCGTTAATATCGGTGAAGCTCATGTGAATATTGCCAAGAAAGGCAAGCAACCCACTATTGAGCGTGCCTGGAAGGATCATTGCTGCTTTACCTATATCAACCCGGCAGCAACCACAGAAAACGGCGCTATTACCTGGGGCTTCACTGGTCAGTTCGATGACTGGTTTGCAGCAGACTGGCATGACAACGATATCGGTCTGAAGGGTGGTCGTCGTGTCCGTGTGGGTGAACAGGTGAAAGAGCTGGTGGTCGCTAAAGACTGCGGCTTACTGCTTAAAGACGTGCTTGGCTATACACTTTCATAATTCTTTATTTAAAGAAAGCCAGAAATAAAGAACCATAAGCCCTGTGTTCTGCAGGGCGCAACCGCAAGGGGATTCGGCAGGTTTTGCCATAAGCCCGGGCTACTGAAGCCGATTCAGTGAGTCCCCTTTCTGTTGCGGGCTGGCGTGTGCACATTACCGGTAACAGCTGAACGGGTGTATATCGCCGGTTCGTGACACCAAGGATCTCCATGAACCGATTTGCTCAAATTGTCCGAAGGGCGTTGATCTTAACGTGGGACACAGATGCTCTGGTCACTCCCGAACAGGGAGAGCCTTTTCATGTTGAGGGAATTTTCAACAACCCCCGAACCGATATCGAAACCAAAGCCCGAAGAGGTGAAACAAATGTTGGTTCTGTTTTTCAGGAGCGTTCACCAGTGCTGACCGTTGACAGTAAACACTGTGAAGGCATCAGCAAGAAGTGGACTATCAAAATCAATGACCGAGTTTACTTTGTTGCCCGCTGGCACGATGACGGGATGGGATTGACTGAACTCTGGCTGGCTGAAAATCAGGAAGGTGCTGGCAATGGCAACGGTTTACCGTGGGCGCAACAGTGATGGTTCTGGTAGCTCCCTTAAAATGGGTGTCAGTCGTGATATCCGCGATATTACAGCCAGAATACAAGCGACTCCAAAGCAGATCGGCACAGCAGCCGAGCGAGCCAGTAAAGAGACTCTGAACTGGCTGAGAGTCAGAATCTCAAGAGACCTTGCCGGTGAATTGGGTGTTGTCCAGAAAGCTCTTAAAAGCCGGATGTCGGTCAAGACTGTTGGTGAAGGCAGTGACCGGGCAATTATCCTTTGGTTGGGTACTGCCAGTATTCCTCTGGAGAAGGTTGGAACGGTCAGACAGACCAAAAAAGGAGTTAAGGCCGGGAAGCTGCCATTGGTTCAGGGGGCTTTTTATAAGGCTGTTTATGACTCTGAAAAAAAGGTCTGGATCAGAGCGCATAGGCATAGAAACTGGCTTGGTGGAAATAATCTGCCTGATGGAATAGGACGCTTATCCAGCAAGCAGTACAAGTCTTATAAGTATCACCCTGCTTACCAAGCGGCAGGCGTTGGCGGGAATTATGACAACTCCAGATTTCCGGTAATGCGCCTGGGGCTTTCTATTGAAGATCGAGCGCACGAAATCCTTAAACGCTGGTCCCGTCAGGTCGAATCACGGTTCAGAACCGTGTTTGAAAGAAACTTGAATCATGTGGTGAACAATGAGCGCAAATAGCATCAATGACCTGACACTGGTTCATGACAACATGATAGCCGCAGTTAAGGCGGCTATGCCTATCATGAAAAACGTGGCGGCGTATGACCCTATAGGAGACAGAAAGAAGCTGGTGCTTCCGGCTGTATTGGTTGAGGTGGGTGAAATGTCTCCGGGCGGTAAGAATACCGGAGGCCGGACGCCAGTCACTATTCAGTTTGCCTTTCACTGCATGTTGAGTGCTGAAGTTGAAAACGTCCAGCTGGAAGTCAGGAACTTTGCAGCCCGAATACTTCAGCTGGTGGATGGTAATCGCTGGGAATTGGGACGGGCAGCGGAACGACCTGAAGACCTGAAAGCTTTTCCTGGTGAGTTTGATCCGGGCAATAAAGGCTTTGAAAGCTGGGTGGTGTGTTTTGAGCAGGTATTCCATATGGGCGAAATGAAACTTCCCCCTGATGACACTCCGAAAGAAGCCTTCTACAGCGAAGCCCCCAAGATCGGGCTGGCTCATAAAGACGACTACATACAAATACCGGATTCATAAATGGATTTACTGGAAGACTTGCGCCAACGACTGGAAGAGTTGGAACGGCGTATCAGTCAGATGGTGGTTCGCGGAACCATTGCTGAAGTGAATCCAGATAAACATATAGCCCGTGTTTCCTATGGTCCCAATCTGACAACCGGCTGGCTGCAATGGAAGCCACTCCGAACCGGGGGCGCAATTACCTGGTGGTGTCCTTCCGTGGGTGAAGGGGTGACCGTTATCAGTGATGGTGACCTTTCCCTGGGGGAGATTATACCGGGTTCCTATTACGGGGATTTTCCGGCGCCTTCATCAGATCCTGATTTGCATCTGGTTCGCTATGAAGATGGCGCAGAGATCAGCTATCACCAGAAAGACAGCCAGCTGAAAGCCGTTTTGCCGGATGCAGGTAAAACAGAACTGGTTTCAAAAGGTGGAATCAAGTTTGTAGGTGATACGGAAATTGATGGCGGTCTGCATGTTACCAAAGCCATCAAGGCTGATAAGGATATTACTGACCATACCCGAAGCATGGCAGATGATCGCGGCATCTTTAACGGGCATGACCATATTGGCAATCAGGGTAAACCTACTTCCCCACCACAGCAGCAACAGTAATGAACCTTAATAAAGAACTGTATGACAAGATTCTGGGCGATGGTCTGAATATCCAGAGTCCGGCAGATGCTGAGATCAGTCAGGCCAGTGACCAGCTTTCAACAGCGATTGAAGAACTGGAGCAGCTGAGCGCCCTTGGTGTTGATGTAGATGACGCTATCGCCAGTCTCCAGAGTACTCAGTCAGAGCTGGATGGTGCTTCCAGTCATATCAATAACCAGAAGCCAGAGCTTACCCGACAGCTGGGTCAGGCGGATATGGTGAACCGGCTGGATGCTGTGGGTTCTGATATTCCTTCCGGCTGTTTTAATACGGCAGGGTCAACCGGAATGATTACCGGTGGCTTTAATGATCTGTTCTCCGGCATCGGATCGGGAGCGGCTGATATCAGTAAAGCCATAGCCCGGTATCTTAACGGTGAAATCAGTGAATCAGAATTACTGGCACTGCTGGGCGGCTTAACCAGCTCAATGGGTGGCTTGGTGGCTTCCATTGGTAAAGCCATAGCGGGTGAAAATTCGCTACTGGCAGAGCTGGCCAGAAAGGTCAGTGCCATGTCGCTATCACAACAATTATCCGGCCTGTGGGGGAATCCCTGTTCTCAGGCGGTGCTGGATCAAACCTTACCTGAAGACGTTAAAGACCTTTTATGAAATCTGGTACTGACCGTGAATCCGGCGCTTTGCTGGAGGGTATCGCATACCTGAAACAAAGGCTTTCGGATGTAATTAATACCGAGCTGGGTTCGCTGGTGGGTGACCGTGATTTTGGTTCCCGGCTTCATGAGCTGGTGGACCACAACATTGATGCAACTTTTCACATGGACGCTTTTATCCGGCTGGCTGAAGCCATCAATAACCCGGTGAACGGGCTTGAAGACTTTGGTCTGAAGGATATGCGGATCGAGCGCCAGAAAGCGAACTGGTGGATTATCGACGTTACCGGAACCCTTCTGGAGAACGGTGAAGAAGTAGAACTGGACGGGATTATCTTCGATGGCGGGAATTGATATTTCACAACTGCCCCCGCTGGATGTGGTGGAGCAGGTTGATTATGAAGAAGTCCGGTCTGATACCGTAAAGCGGGCAGGGCTTGAAAACAACAGCCCTTCTGACCCTGCTTACCGGACTGCTTCAGCCACAGCTTACCGGGAAGTGAATTACCGGCAGGATGCCAATGAGCAGGCTCTGGGTTTGTCGCTGGCATTTGCCAAAGGCCCAGAGCTGGATCATATCGGCGTTACCTATCACCGAACTCCGAGACTGGCAGGGGAACTGGATGATGATTATCGCTCCCGCATTCAGGAAGCTCCTGAAAGCCTGAGTGTGGCGGGGCCGGATGGGGCTTACCGATATTTTGCCCGGAGTGCTCATCCTGATGTGAAAGGGGC